GGCGCCGCTACTTCCAGTTAAGCCTGTATAAAAGTCCATTACTTTGTTCTTATTGGAAGCTTTGCGATTATGAACAGTAAGAGGTTGCCCCAAGGTGTCGGACAAAATCATATTAACGAGTCCCCAATTTTTCTCTCCGGGTCCGTTCCCAATCATATCGGTTCCGTAATCCACTTTCAACTGTTCCATTTGGTTGCCCAATGCTGCTGTTACTGTGGCAATTGCTTCATCTGGCTCAAAAGGTATAAGTCCGTTATCGCAACCGGGATCAGATATAATTGGTGGCATATTATCTTCAATATAGCCCTCAAAGTCATTGGCGGCGCGCCAAAGATCTCCAAGATCTTCTTTCGCTGTCTCTCGCAAGTTGTCGCACATTTCCGCAATTTGCTCAGGAGACGCCCGGTCAGATAGCAATTCTGCCCTCAATGCACAAAAATCTTCTAATTGTTCGGGAGTGGCGCACAGCGAAGGATGTGCCGGCATCACATCGTTTTCTGGAAGCTGGTTGACAAAGTCGCGGAGACCATCTTTAAAGTCTGCCGGAAGCAAATTGCCACAACCCTTCATCATGCTTTTAACTGCTTCTTCGTGAGGAAGAGCTTCTTGAAAGTCTGGATATTCATTTTCTACAAGGCTTACGAGTGCGGCGGCCATGTCATTAGACATTTCGCCCAACATCGCATCGGCTAGTTCTTTGCGTGTCACCGAGCATCCGATATCTTCTGCGAATGCCAACGTTTGATCGTGATCTGCCCAAGCGGCTGCCCCAACGCCCAAAGTTCCTATCATGTCGACCATTGTATCGTTGACGGCATCATCTGTGGCATTTTCGCCACACAGCGCCTCTCTCACCATGTCAGAAAATTGAGTGCAATCCCCAGGAGTCGCGAGAGCTTCTAACAGGTCGCCTGCCATCTCTAACGCTTTACAAAGCGCATTTCCGATTAGCTCGCACACCTTGACAATGAGCTTCATTATGATAGTAATGACTAATTGCTGGAGCGCAGCCATAAACGCTACTTGAATCGCTTGCACAATATCAACCCATTTTGGAAACCAGCCGAAAGGATTAACAAGTCTGGGGAAATTAATATCACTCATTTCTCGACAGAACGGCAGTTCAATGTCTTTAATGAAGTCCATAACACTTGGATTAAAGAACGCTGGGCGTGGGCAATCTATAAAAGCAAGAAGATTGGCTATCATCTGGGCGCCAGGAAATTTATTAATCTCATCTACTAATTCTAAAAGATTGTCTTGATAAACCTCTAAGAGGGCTTTAACATATGCCTGCATTACAATACTTGAGCTAAGCTGATTTCTGTTTTCCTCAGAACCAACATCAAATTGTTGTGCTAAAGTTCGAGTTTCTTTGGTGGGATCTTGCAACTCTGCGCTCGTCATCCCAGTTGAATCCATCCAGCGCTCGCTCTCAGACAAGTTATCGTCTTCCCATGGTTTAACAATTTGCCACGCGTTGTCCATTTCTCCGACAGCATCTCCGCCTTCGCCGCCGGATGGAGCTAGAGAATCAGAAAATGCCTGTAAGCTACTGTCATCTTTAAAGATATTGCCACTTTCTAGGTTCTTTTTAACCAATTCGTCTAGTTCGATTTGCTTCTCGGGCGGCAGACCTATAAACAAATCCCCAAAGTTATTAATCTGCATGCCAGCGAGTGCGCTTTCTACAATGGGGGTGAGTGCCTCTTCTAGAGTTAAACCTCCCATTAAACAATTAATTGCTTCTGTGAGGAAGCTCATTAGACCACAAAGCTTAAAGTCGTCAAACCCTTCACTCCACAACGCGTCCAACATTGCTACAGCGTCACCGTCACCCAAGCCAGAGCCCATTCCCAAGACTCTGGCACAAAACGTCATAAACACCTGTTCATCAGCTTCAAGTGTTTGAAATGCTTGCATTTGTGCCATGGTGTACCAGTTGACGTCTTCTTGAGCATTCGGATCATAAATCACACCCAGTGACGCTTGTTCCTCCATAGCTTCGCCTAATGATTTTTTACATATCTGATCTTTAAACTTATAAGCTAATGCATCTCCCAAGCTAAAAACTTCATCCAGAATATCTTGGCCAAGTTGTTTCCCTTCATTAAATAAAGCTTCTCCTATACAACTTGCAGGAGAAGAATCATAAGCAACTGTATCTGTCTCGTAAATTTCGGGATAAGTGTACTTCTTCAAGAATTCTATCCAGTTGGGTGCCACTCTTCCTTGAATTTCTGCATCCATTTCTCTCAAAGATATCAAATATCCCATTGCAGTTCGATCTTTCCAAGCCGATTCTGCCTTTAATTTTTTAATTTTGCCCGAATCTTCCGTATAAATTGTGGGCTTTTCGCCGCAACCTTCAGTAAAAAACTTTAATTTTTTAATGATATAATCACTATCAAATGTAAATGTAATTTCTGTTAGGCGGTCGCCGCCGTGCCATATTCCGCTGCCGGCATTGCCTAAACCTCCCACATTACCAATATTATATCCATAATTGTTTAGAAAGCCATCTAATTGTGGCAACACTTTCGACATCACTTCTGTCTTAGCCATGCCTCCGCCCCAATCTCCATAAATTTCTAAAGGAAATACCGAGTTATCTTCTAAAAACAATAAGTTGCTGTTATCTACCGCTCGATAAGTTTTAAGGTAGCGATTATAAAGTCGAAGAGTTTTACGGATCCTCATCATCATGGGACCCAATTCGTTCGCAGGGAAGGTGACAATTATATCACCAGCTTCAGCGTCATCTTCTTCTTCCTCTTCTTCAGCATCATCCAAAGCATCAAGATTTTCTTTAGGAACACTGTATAACAGCTTAAGTCTTGATTTAGGGCGCACATCCAAAGAAAATTGAGTGTATTCAATTACTTCTTTAATCGCGCTAACGGAAGTAGACGATTGATCTTTATTATAAACCGTTAATAATGCCAGAATGGCAGTCTCGGCAGATTCTTCATATAGCTCGTCTAAAGCTAATTTAGCGGCAGCTTCGTCTCCATCTTCAGGCGAGCGAGTTGTAGTCTCAGACGTCGTGACAGTAACTTGGTATTTGCACAGCTTTTCATTTAAAAATGGCTCGTAAATATCTCGAGTCAACCAATCCGGCACCAATGCTGCTGGATTAGGAGTACACTCAGGGCATGCCACCACCTCTGGCGCAACGATTTCATCACAAACGTCGATTAATCCGTCGCCATTTGCATCCTGAAAAGGTAGGAATTTAGATTCTGACATGAGTTACCTTGTTATATAATTAATTCGATCTCACATTTCTGCTAACAATATATTGGTTGCCGGCGGGGTTTAAGCTGTTGAAATCCCATAACATCAAATTAATCTTCGTAGAATAGAGTGAACTCATAACCATTGACATGTTGCCCATTGATTTGGGAGCAGCGCCGGCAGGATACCACGGGAACGGACTCACCCCTATAACCGCGTCCCATGCCGTTTGAAGCATGATAAAATTATAAACAGCGCTCCACAGGTCTTGTAAAATATCATGAAGCTCTCGCAATGAATCGCGTGTTGTTTCTCCAAGCGCCAGCCCTTGAACGTTGTCATAGTTGTTGCCGGCAATCAGTTCAATTTTGGGCGCAGGACTTTCAATTCTGCCGCCTAGAGAGTTCGTTTCTCCATGCGGTCCAAAGTTTCCCCCTTGCATTTTGCCGGTAACAATTTTAACCCCTTCTCTCCCTATCAGTCGCACATTATCAGCTTTAACTGCGACAGCAGATCGTTGAGAGTTTTTATGTTCAGATCCTTCGCGCTTGGCAAGACTAAAATATTTATCCACATCAGTCAAACGACTAATATAAATACGTGCCGCATCAGTTCCAAAATTGTTATCTACAATGTAACCATCTGAGAGACCTTTTCCTCCGAATGAGCTAGCATTTCTTCCCACTACTAAATCTATTGTGGGGCTGGCGGCGCCTTGGGCTGAATATCCAGAGGCCAAACCTTCAGGCGGAACAGCACCCAGCGTTATATAAGCACCAGCGTGTGCAATCGGCATGGCGCCGGGTGGCACATTATATCCATAACTCTCAGTAGAAGCCTCAGTATTCATAAGTCCAGCGCCTTCCGGCACACTATTTACGGTCATCCCTTGATCAATAAGATCTTGGACGCGCACACCCGCGAGGGCTGGATTTAAGTCTGCAAATTTAATTTTTGCCATTGGTTTTTTCCTTTTACGCTTCTTTGTTTCAAATTACGCTACAGATGACCCGACATAGCCCTTATACTTGCTTAAGGGAAAAGCGGGACCAGGATCCTGCTTACCTGACGTACTTACTTCGGAGTGTCCCACCAAATCAGTTATATCGGGATACATCTTTTTTAATTCTTTCACCAATTTTCTGCCAGCGAGAGTCTGCGTAAGGGGGTAAGGATCCCACTTGTCTTCTGTGCCAGTTGTTGTGTCTCCGCTAATCCATTTATTCAGCGCGGGACTTCCATATTCTCCAGCGAACTCTGGCTGGTTTCCTAAATTTACAAAAGAAATCCCAATATGAGTAGCATTTGTTTTTGGATCGTGAATAGATTGCACATCTGTTCTCTCCAATTGTTCAATTGTGCCGTCTCTCGAAATGATAAAATGATAAGAATAACCTTTCTGGTTTAATGTCGAGATGGCGCTAGCCGAAGATCCGCCGGCAGTATAGTGTATAGTTATGCCAGTTGGAGATAAAGGTTCATCCTTGCGACCGACAGATTCGTTCAACTTGTTTTCTATTGTTAGAGAACCAATTGCTTCAGGGGTTTGATCGGCGGCAGGACGAGAACGAGAGTGTTGGGATCCGGCCGAGCCGGGCGTTGCGGCGAGGGGGGCATCATCAAAGAGGTCGGACATCGGAGCGCAAACTTCATCTTGTAGACCCCCTGAAGGCGGCTGGGACACGATCTTTATGAACGTTCCTATTTTCAAATTATATGGTGCACCATTATCTCCCGGCTTTAATAAAACTTCTACAATGGTGCCGGGTGCCACTTGCTGAAATTGTGTCTGACTCTTTGGAACCACCATTTGTAATAGAAGCGCTTGTTGTTGGCGTACACTTGCTAGATCCCCTTGAGCAACAGAAATACGGCACGCAGGTGCTAAAAATCGGGCATGGCTCATACGAGGATCTATAATTCTAACTGACGCAATGGTGGCGCCCTCGGCGCTGTTGGACCCGACCATGCCAAATGCCCTTGACTCAAGTGAGCCGATTGTCTTCTGCACTGCGATGACGCGTGCTTGAAATATCATTTGAGACCCTAAGGCGTTATAGCTACTGTCTTTTTTAAGCAAATAGTCAGCAGCTTGGCGAGGAACCGTTAAAGCAGACGCAGGAATAGGTCCATCAGCATCACTGGGCATCTTCTACTCCTCCTTGAATTAAATCAAAAAGACTGTCCTTGTCTTCTGTAGTCAATTCCACTGATTGGGTAGTGTCTTTTCGTCGGATTGCAATAAGCTTTACCAATTGTTCATTGGATCGTTGCATTGTTTCAATGTGTTTTGCAGCAACGGGGCTCAAGTATTTGTTCTGTTCCGCATCCGCAGCAATTTGGTTGGCGATTTCATTAAGAAATTCGCGGGCCACTTTTCTATCATTACGAATGTTGTCCAGTGCTTCGTTAATGAGAGTGTCTAAGTCTTTTACGCTCATAATAAGCCATTTTCCCAATTTTGTTTGAAATTATAATATCTTTTGCGAAATTTCTTCAAAGAATTAACAATTTGCTTGGTATTCAAATCTGTAATTTCGCGGAGATATAAATAAATAGCTTTTTTGTTAAAAATTTCGATATCATCCTTAGATTCAAAAAGAATAATAATGGCTTTATAGACCTTTAAATCGTTTTCTTTCATCTGGGATGCATCCCAAGATTTCAATTCCTCATAAAACGACCTCCAAAACTCATCTTCTTCTCGTGTCGTAACGTACGATTCATTAGTTGAGAGGTACTCTTCTTCATATCGTTTGGGAAGATGATCTAAATCAACTTCACGTTTGTTCTTTTTTTGTTGTTGTTTTACTTTGTGAATAAACCAATTTTTGGTAATAACCGAAAAATAAGAAAAGGCTTTAGAGCCTTTGTTTGGATCATATTTGTCTAGAATAGTTACAAGCCAGATCTTACATTCATCCCGCAAATAATCACAATTGGGAAGATTAGTAAATTTATAAGTAAAAACTATCTTATCAACCATTTCATTAAAAGCCGGCTGAATATAATCTACATACAACTGTGTTCTAATTTTTACATCAAGCGTGTTGGCATATTTTACTATTGCATCCTCATGGACTTGAGTAAAATAATGATTCTTAGTCTTCGCTCTGCGGCGGCGTATCTTTTTCATTGCTGTCAAATTCTTCGTCCTCAATTAATTGTTCGTTGGGCACCTCTTCTTCAGTCAATGAATAAATATGTTCAAAGGTTTCTAGCTGCTCATTAAAAGAAACAGCATGATTCAAAAGATGTTCTAATGTGACATCTCCATAAAACAATTCTAACTCATATACTGATTGTAGATGTTTTGCGAAGGCATCAATCATATTTTGTAGATCACCCAATTCTTCAGACACAAACAGCAATCGTGAGATTGAAGCGCGCGCATATATAAAAATGCCTACATTAAAACAAATTGACAAAAACAAAATAGATGATAATATTATATCAAGACGGCTCATAGGTACTCTCTTTGGCTTCTTGTTTCTGCTGCCTTAAGGCTTCCTTGCTCTCTTCTATAAATTCTTCCGTTAGTTTCCCACTTGTTGTTTCAACAGGAAGCACATGGGGTACCACGGGCTTGGTAACACTTCGTACCAAGCGCCCTTCACATTCTAAAGTGCTGCAATTCGTTAAAGGCTCTTCTTCATATAAATGAAAAATTATATGCTCCGTGGAGCATTCTGTGCACACATAACGATAGCGAGGCATTATTTTACCATTTTGGCTAAATCTTGTTCAGTAATCTCTGAACTGTCAGAAACTCGCACTGTGGGGGGATTGTTCACTATAAGCCCGTCTTGCGTCATTGTTAAATCAAAATTCTGTAAAATTGGCACAATGTCCATTTGATTCATCAAAGACTCCTGGAGGGCCATCATAATGGCTCCCATAGCTTGAGTAGATAACTTCATATTTTCTATTTTATTGCTCATTTTATTCTCCTTTAAGTAATTGTAATAATTCAGCTTTTTTATATTTTGTATAACCTTTCATTCCGCGCTCTTTTGCCACTGCCCTAAGTTCAGATAGTTTTAAGTCAGCAAGATCAACTTCAGGTTCAACAACTACTGGCGTTGGTTCTGGTTCTGAAAACCAGCTTTTAACAAATTTTTTCAAGTTCATTCTATTTCTCCTTTATATGTGTGTGCGATAAGCCACTTTAAGATCTTCTTCGTACATCATTTTTGCTAATTGTTTAAATTTGACTTTGGGTTCCCATCCGAGTTTCTTTTTCGCTTTCGTAGGATCTCCCAAAAGTAAGGGAACTTCATGTGGTCTAAATAGTCTCGAATCAATTTCGACGTGCTTCTCGATGTCTAATCCTGCAATTTCGAAAACTTCCTCAAGAAATTCACGAACTGTATGAGTTTCGCCGGTGGCTATAACATAATCATCCGGCTCCTCTTGTTGCAACATCAACCACATGGCTTCCACGAAATCGCCGGCAAAGCCCCAGTCGCGCTTAGCGTCAAGGTTTCCCAAATAAAGTTTATCTTGGATCCCCGCTTTAATTCGGGCGGCCGCTAAAGTAATCTTTCTAGTCACAAATGTTTCACCTCTTCGAGGAGATTCATGATTAAATAAAATACCACTAGATGCATGCAAATTGTAGCTTTCTCTATAATTTCTGCAAAGATGGTGAGCAAAAACTTTTGAACACGCATACGGACTTGCAGGCAGCAATCTCGTATCTTCGTTTTGAGGGTTTTCAGGATTGTCACCAAACATTTCAGATGACGAAGCTTGATAAAATTTCGCACTTGGGCAGACGTTTCTTACAGCTTCTAAAAGCCGAAGGGTTCCCATGGCAACAATTTTTGCAGTCTCTTCGGGAGTTTCAAACGAAACCCTTACGTGTGATTGCGCAGCTAAATTATAAATTTCATCTGGCTGAGTTTCTTGTAATAATCTATAGATATTGCCTGCATCAATCACATTGCCATAAGCCATGTCAAAATTTATTACGCTTTCCAGATCATCAAAAATGTGATCAATTCGATCAGTTGACAACAGCGACGTGCGGCGCTTAATACCTACAACGTGATAACCCTTTTGTAACAAAAAATCGGCTAAATAAGAGCCATCTTGACCGGTGATGCCGGTTATAAGTGCTGTTTTCTTTTTTTCAGTCATCGGTTCTCTCTATAGTTGTCATATGTTTTTAAAACGCCCTCTTGGAAAGTGGTAAAATGATAGTCTCCTATTACTTCTTTCAGACGCTTATTGCTCCCGTCTTTTCGAAATTGTCCATCCAATTTATTATTATAAACAATTTCAATATTTTTGTGTACTTGGGATATTAATATCTCTGTCATCTCATCAATGCTTAAGTTTTCATTCGGGGCAACAATCAATGGTTCGTCGCCATTGTGCTTTTCCAAAAGCATCGGAATTATCTCACACAAATCATCAACATATAGTTGTTGGCGTAAAGGTGTGCCGGTACCCCACAGTTCTATTGTGTCTCCATCTTTTGCTTTAGCAATTTTAGATATCAAAGCTGCCACAAAGTGTGAACTTAATGAATCAAAATTGTCACCGGGTCCGTAGAGATTAGAAGGACAAAAGGTGGAATAATTTACTCCATATTGTTTTCTATATGAATTTATTTGAACATACAAAGAACGCTTAGCGTAGCCATAAGAAAGGTTAGTCTTGGCTGGTGGCCCAGATAAAATATCACTCTCGGTCAAAGGATAATTCTCTACCACATCTGGGAATGTACACGTGCTTAAAGTCGCTAAAATTCTTTTAACTCCATGCAAGTAGCCTTGATGAATAACATTCGTATTGATCATTGTATTTAAATAATAAAATTCTGCCGGATGTGCATCATTAGCGCCAATGCCGCCGACCTTTCCTGCCATATGCAAAACCGCATCGGGTTGTAATTCACAATACATTCTTTTACAATCTTCAGTGGAAACTAAATCATAATCTTTCGATGAAAGATATATCCAATCTGGTCTTATCTTTTTGAGCCTTTGTCCAACGAAGCCAGTTCCGCCCGTCACAACGACTTTCATAACTTTGTTTCTCCATCTTTATGAACAATATGAGGGTATGGCATCGGGAAAAGCAATTTTCCTCCGTTTTGAATATATTCTTGCTCTCTGATTACAATTTCATCTTTAAAATACCAGGGCAAAACAAGCATATAACTAGGGCTAAGTTGTCTTGCTTTTTCTTCCGAAATCAATTCAATGTCAGTTCCTAAGGTTTTGAGCCCTACTTTGTCAGGATTGCGCTCACTGATATATGGAATGGTTTCTTTACCAATCCCAAACAACTGTAAAAGCATATTTCCTTTGGTGGAAGCACCTAATCCCAGCACCGTGTTGCCGTTTTTAATCTCTACGCCAATTGTGTTTTTAATTTTATCTTTTAATTTTAAAATCTCTTCATGAAAATTAATATACGTTTGCTTATCAAAGAGGTTCATCTGCTTCTCTTCCTCAATCAATGAATCAAAACTATCAGTTTTTTCAACTTTACGTTCAAGGTGAGTGATCATCACGCGTACGCTTCCGCCATTAACATCGTTCTCAACAGCATCAAAGATTTCTAATCCATTTTGCTTCATTAAATAATTTAATGTATGCAAAGAATAATATTCTAGATGTTCGTTACAAATATCATAAAAATTTATATTCTTTAGCATTAGGGGTAAATAACTTAATTGAATGCACCAAACTCCATTCTCATGAAGAAGCGACTTAATATCAGCAACAAAACTATTTGGATCATCTAAATCATAAAACATCGCACACGAAGTAAAGATTTTGACTTTTTTTCCTTGTAATGTTTCGCTTAATGAATTTTGGGAAAAATAATCATTTACAATCTTAATGTCGGAGTCTACATTTGTCCAATCGATATTTTGTGCCGGCTCCACGCCAATGCGAACTAAGTTAGAAGGAAAATAACTAATCATTGTACAATCATTGGCGCCGATATCAACTACCACATTATCGTCTTCGAGAACGACTTTGCTTAAAACTGTATCTACGACATTTTTTAAATCCTTGCGCATTGTGTCGCTCACACCAGAACGATAAAAATATTCACGATATAAATAATCCGGCTCGACGGTCTCTCTAAGTTGCAACAAACCACACGCGTCGGGTCTATTGCTTCGGTCACACACCACAAGAGTTTGTGGCACTCGGATGTTTGCCAAAGAATTGTTTTCATTTGTCGTAACAAACCTAGGAGACAAATATTGCTCTTTAACGCTTATCACTTCTGTTAGATCTGGAGAACCACATACTCTGCAGTGGTTAATGTCTTTATATACTTTCATTATTTGTTAGCCTCTCCTTTAAAATACTCATATGAATTTATAGCTTTATCACATATAAACAAGTCGTAATGTGGCTTATTCATTTTTAGTTCGTGATGTTTTGCTCCCCATTGGGATAATTGTTTTTGGGTAATATCCGCCCAGTCAATCCCGGTAGTAGCACCTCGGGCCGTCCAATATACAACCGTATTACCCTCTTCGTATAGCGCATTGATCCTGCTGATATTTTCAACAATCGGAACTGCTTTTTCATAAGCCCGTTCTTCTGGATAGCTACAAATCGTTTCATCTATGTCAACGTAATAAATCATAGTGAAACCTCCACCAACAATGTGTCACAAGCTTTTGTATTAGCCAGCATTCTCTCATATTCTGTATTAAGTAATTGATTGTCTAGAAATGACCATACGTTGTGTCCTCCTGGTAGACCTTTTGCCAACCAATATAGATGATTAGAAAGTGGATAGCGTTGCACCTGTCTTATATTTCTACATTGCAGTCCAGCTTCTTTAATGGCGATTTTAATCGTTTCATGGTTAAACAACATAAGGTGACAACTCCAATAGGTGAATTTAGAAAAGGCCTTTGAGCCGTAAAGTGACACAAGAGCATCATTTGCATTAGGGAACTCAAGATAAAGACTACCACTAGAGCGTAATAATGAAGAAACTTCTCTTAAAAAACCTACAGGGTCTTTTAAGTGCTCAATGACATGAAAAGCTGTTATTAAATCAAACTGTTTATTCGCGGGAATATCTTTCAAAAAACGATAATAGGGAATATCATCACGCTCAAATAGAGGAGAAAGTTCCTTATCTAATTCTACGGTTGCAACTGAGCTAGCTTCTTGTTTTGCCAACCTTAAGAACCCACCATTACCTGCGCCAAAATCAAGCACATCTGCGCCTCTTAAGGAGTCATATAGGTACCGGAACCGTCTTTCATCATCACCTTTGGTCTCTGATATCCATATATCGATATCTTCACCTACTCTCATTTCTGACCCTTCATAGAACTCATCATGAATATGATCAAAGCTACCAAGAAAGACAAGGCTACAATCGCTACATTTGAGCACTGGAATTTCTGGTAAATCCCTTACAAGACCCTCTGTTTGCGGAGTGTTCTCACTATGACAAAGGGGACAACTCATTATTAATCACCCTTTATTATCCTATAGCTGTCACTATCAAAGTGCTGCGTGGAAAACTCAAAAAGCTCTGAATCTTCGAATGCGTACATCTGATGCCTCAATCCGGGATATACATAGAAATTATCACCAGGAACCAGGGTCAACTCATGAGCATTCTCTAAATCGTCTTCTTCCGAATATTTCACCAGAAGCTTTCCAGATTGTAGGTAAAAAACTTCATCTTTTGTAACATGACGGTGCCAAGAACACCGCTTTCCTTCTTTTATAAAAAGAAGCTTGCCGCAATACTCTTCCTTATTTACAATCCATAGTTCATGACCCCAACCCTTTGGGACAACCTTCATGGGTAATTTGACCTTGTCCTCTACCATACTGTTTTGCCACCATCTATAACCATATTCTCACCAGTCATATATGAACTAGCATCTGAACACAAAAATACTATGGCGCCCTTGTACTCGTCTATGTCTGCCATTCTTCCCATTGGAATAATATTGGAAAGCTTTTTGACAAAAGCTTCAGGATGATTGTTATAGACGCCAGTTGGACTCAAGCAATTGACTCTAATGCCCTTCTGTGCAAAATAAACAGAAAGGTATTTTGTCATTCCGATAATGGCCCATTTTGCAGCAGAATAAGTTATCGGCTTTACATTCTGTCTATCTTCTTCAATATCCTCTTTTCTGTACAGACGCTGGTCGGGAGCAATAACGCCAAGGTCCGAGGAGATGTTTAATATGACACCGCCGTCATGTTCAAGCATTTTATTAGAAACGGCTTGAGAACAGAAAAAAGTACCATTCATCGCGGCGTCGACTCCCTCAAACCAATATTCAGACGTCATTGTCTCAAATCTGCTATCGGGTGTTAGCCCTGCCTCTTTTTTGACCTTTGGATCCTTAGCAGCATTGTTGATTAGAATATCGATTCTATCGCATAGATCGACCACACCAGCCACAGACTTTGGATCCGTCACATCCATGTGATAGGCTGTGGCTGAACCTTCCCCATACCTCTCGTTTAACTTGGCGGCCGCCTGCTGGACTCTATCAAGATGATGATCGGTCAAAATTACACGACCTCCAAAATCAAGAATTGCTTCAGCATGCTTTGGTCCAAGTAGACCTCCAGCACCGGTAATGACGGCAATTTTTCCAGTGAGATCGAAAATATTATTTTGCATTGTGTAGTCCTCTTAAAATGTTTGTATGTTGCATTACTGTAACTGCCTCTATTCCTGTTTTACCTCTAGCGGTTTGTAATGTGTAAAACCCATCATACCCAACATCAGATAACGTCTTAAAAATTAATTTAAAATCAGTATCTCCTGTGGTGGGATAAACTGTTTTTGCATCATAGGTTCTATCTTTTAAATGTACGTTATTTATTCTTTCATGGAAGGCGTTAATGTAGTCAACATGGTCTAAGCCATATGATGTAATATTACCCGTATCATAGGTAACATAAAAATTTTCAGATAATTCTATTATATCCTGTAATCCCTCAATTGTCAATTCACATTCAAAAGAAAACTTTAAATTAGGATATTTTGTTACGTATTGTGCAATTAAATTTTTAAATTTTTGTCTAAGTTCTGGGTCTTCCACGCTACTGTCTTCCAAAAGTGGAATCGTAATTGTGCTTATTTTGTTGCGAACCGCAGATTCACAAATTGGTTGCAAGTGTTCCTTGAGATAATCTTCATCGGTCACTCCTATGTCTACTAGCGTATCTGCACAATATGAACTAATAGGCAAATCTTGAAGGGATACAGTTTCGTCAAATGCTGGATTGGACTTTGCGGTACCTTTCGTAATCAACCATTCAATATGGCTTAACCCGCATCTATCAAGAAGTTCAAATTCCTTTTTCCAATTAGGTGGAAACTCTTGCATATGATTGTGGACCGGCATCGACAATCTACCTTGTATTATTCCAAGTTCCACTACTTCCTCTTAAACTCATAGGGTGACGGTGATTCCATCTTAACCTCGTCGGCATATGATTTAATCTGGGAGACAATATTCACACCAACGTTTTCACTCCATTTATCCAGTAAAAATGTTGTTATTTTTCCTGGCTTTCCATCACCAATATCACGCCCATTTAACTTAGTAACAGGCAATAGGCAAAACGGCGTACCTGTCATAAACGCTTCATCTGCCGTATAGACATCATATGGTTCTATATTTTTTTCAACGCAACATAAATTATGTTGTTTTGCAAGTTCAAAAATATATTCTCTACTTATGCCTCTTAAAATATTTCTACCCTCGGGGGTGATAATTGCGCCATCTTTGACAATGAAAAAATTATCTCCCGTACCTTCCGCAACAAAGCCGTCCTCATCCAACAAAAGTGCCCAGTTATCACTTCCGGCGAACTGAGATACTTCGATATTTGCCATTAGATAATGTATTCTGCTTCTGTTTTTTATTTTTGGTTCAAGCAAACGTGCAGGGATTGCTCTTTGAGAGGGAATAACTGCATTAATTCCCTTATCAAATAAATGTCCCATCGATGCAACTGTCCAACGTAGTGGAAAATCTGCAATTATAACATTGACGCCAGATTCAACACTTTCAACACGCTTATCATAGAGTCCCAATAAACCTCGCGTAATATCAATCATAATGCGATGTTCATCATCTTCTCTGAAAAATGGTTCGTTCGCCTCTATGGTCTTATAAACAGCTTCTTCCATCTCATCTATTGTCATTTCAAGTGGAATTTGCAAATACTTTATACCAACATATAGTCTCTCTAAGTGTTCGCGGAGTTTGAATTGCTCTTTATTAAAAGAACGTGTCATTTCAAATACCATATCTCCAAACATTAATGCAGAATCATAAATTGAAATTTTTGCTTCAGACTCTGGTACAAAATTACCATTAAAATATACTAATCTATCGCTCACTTTAATACCTTTTGGTTATAAACAAATCTACACATTTCTAAATCATCATATGAATCTACTTCATGTATTTTCCATGGATCCATAATAGAAACACCAATTTTTCCGCCAAGCCTATTATTGTTTTCTATTACAACCGAGGGTTTAAATATATAAATCGATCCATTTTCTACAACCTGTCCACTGATATCTTGTCTTCGTTGCCTGTTTTCAAAATCATAATTGACACTTTGGAGGCTCCCGTTTGTGTCCCTCTTCCAGATAAAGAAATCTTCCAACTCAACGGCAGAAAACAAAGAATCAACGTCTTGTTCAAAAAACGCATCAATGGCATTGTCTATATCTTGGCTAGTACGCAAGGGCGATGTTGGTTGTAGCATCACTATTATATCAACGTTTTTTGTAATTGTTAAAAAGTTTTTGACCAGCGCTTCCAGTGTGGCGTAGTCGTGTGATAGTTCTGGTGATCTTATTAGCGGTATTGCGCCATATGTTTTGCCAATCTCTAAAATTTCTTCACTATCCGAAGATAAATACACAAAATCAATATGTTTGGATCCAACTGCGTGTTCGATGCTATGGGCTACTAAAGGTTTGCCCCCAAAATCAATTATATTCTTTTTTGGAACACCCTTGCTACCTCCACGGGCAGGAATTAGGCAAACTATCTTTTTTTTATTCATTATAAAAAGCTTTTCCGAGTCTTCGAGAGGTGGCGCTTATTAAAACAGTTTTACTTTTGAGAGTTTTATTGCGCAACATCATCAACCTTTCTTAATTTCTCCATTACTGGGACTTCAGAGGGGTATACCTTCTTTATGCCGTTGCCGAGCATCTTTTCCATGGTGCGGATGGCACTAATTAATTCTTTTGGTTTTTCAATCGAAGCGGCTTGATCGGAACCGTACATCGTCCTATCTTTTGTTATGTGAAATTCCACACATTCGGCGCCGCAGGCTACAGCCCCTACACATGCATCGTGTCCGCTATAATGGTTAGAGAATCCTATCTTCAAATTCGGGTTTTCTCTCTTTAAAGTAGAAATGTGCCTTAAATTGATTTCTTCAGGCTTTGTTGGATAAGTACTCGTGCATGCCAACACATAGTCTATATTGTCTAATATATTAATAGAAGCTGCTATTTGCTCAGATGTGCACATTCCCGTAGAAAGAATGATAGGTTTACCAGTTTCGTTAAGCGCTTGTAAAAATTTTCTGTCTGTGGACAAAGCAGAAGCAACTTTATGATGACTCGTATTTAAGCTCTTTTCTACTTCTGCCAGACTGTTTAGGTCCCAACACGAAACAATAAAATCCATACCAAGAAAGCTTGCACAATCCTCAAGTTTCCTGTAATCTGCTATGTCAAGTTCTAAACCTTCTTTTTGTTGGCGATTTGTGGTGCCCCATGGGGATTCACGATATTTTTCAAGCTCTGCTTGAGTGTAGACCAAGTCAAGAGTTCTTTTTTGAAATTTAACTGCGTCGGCTCCGGCCGCTGCAGATATCCTTATAAGTTCTTCAGCTAAATCAACATTACCGTTATGGTTGATGCCGATTTCAGCTATAATATATATTCTAGACAATTTGTTCTCCTTTAAATCTTGTTAAAAAATCTATGGTGTTTTTTAAAGCCTTTACTTTTTCGACTGACAGATTAATGTTTGTATATTTTAGTATTATAACTCATTTTTTTATTCTATGTCAAGTATTTTCTCTATTTGTTCTGAAGGGCGTAGTGACATGTTATTATTCCTTTTCGTCTAAAGAGTATGACAAGTTATAAGGCAACCGATTCGCCTTCCATGATAAATTATTAATCTTTACATTATACTTTTTTCCTACGGCGCACAAATATCGCAAGTCGCCTATAACTTGCCTTCGTTCGGAAGGAATATCAAAGGAAGGTAACTCTCGCTTTCCAGATAATGTGTCGTTTTGCATTCTTTCTTCAGTAAACCCAGCATGAGTCATACCTGTTTTATTTAATGCTTGTCTATAAGATAAATCGAACCCTGTAACATTTATGGGATTACAACCCAGCCATAGTGCAAAAGCAATCATGTGATTTGTAATCGTGTTACAGCGAGAATACATTTCTTTAATGCTATATTTTTGTGCCAACAGCCCTTGAAACACGCGTTGCTCCCACATCCAAGGGTACACAAGATCCATTTTGTTTTTTTCTCTGGATATTTTTAGCAACTGTGAAAACTCTGTTCGAATCGGAATCGTGACAAAGGCTTTGATGTCGTTGTCTATACAGTACCCGAAAGCTTCTTTTAATGCGTCATAAGAATTGGCTGCGCACCAAAAATCTGGTTTAAAGTCTGTGTATAGATTGGGAACTTTGTGAAAATCGTTGCATGTGATTTTAATCGCATCTTTGTATTTTTCTTTATCTACTTCTAAAAGGCTTGGGCCCAATCCCATCACTAGCGCAGGCTCTCCGATGCGACTGTCTTTTAAGCCATAAAGCTTATCTAATCCCTTTAACAAATCGTCTTTAAACATTTGTTGTTCTTCGGCACCAACAAGGTGCGCATTAGGCAAAAATGTCGCATTATAGTTTTCTTCTATAAATTTTCTCATTACTTCTCTATTGTCTACCATATGAATTTCTCTTTATAATAGTGTACAATAGACGACAACTCTGTGTCAAACACTCGTTCAGGTTTCCAGCCTAATTCTCGTAACTTATTATCATTTAAAGCATAGCGAACATCTTGACCTTCTCGCGCAAAAGACATGTCAATGTGTTGCATCCATTTTTCATCGGTATCGTAGAATGCTTCAATAATTTTACGTACCGTTTCGGCATTCGTTTGTTCGTAGCCACCGGCAATATTATAAATTTCATTTGTTATACCAGAATCTATAATTGTCATGATGGCGGCGGCGGTATCATCAGCGTGAAGCCAATTGCGAACCGGAGTGCCATTGTTATGAAGCCTTATTTTCTTGCCTCGCATAAGATTTTTAACAGATAAAGGAATAAGCTTTTCAGGATATTGCCCTATGCCATAGTTGTTAGTGGGACGTAAAATATTATAACGAAGGTCATACGTTCGAGCCCACGCAAAAATCAACATATCTGCTGCAGCTTTTGCGGCAGAATATGGATTACTAGGTTTAAGTAAATCGGCTTCAACATGGGCGCCGTCTTCTATATCGCCATAAACCTCATCTGTGCTTACGTGTAGCAATATTGGTTTATCATTACAATTACTTTGTTTGAATCTAATCAAATCTAATAGATTTTTAACCCCCATCACATTACTATCAATAAAGTCGCGACTGTCAACGATACTATTTCCCACATGAGATTCTGCAGCATAGTTGATGACATAGTCACAATCATACAAGTGGTTTAAATCCTTAATGTCTTCTTTCTCAAAAATGAAATTAGGATATTGATTAAATTCATTTAAGAGTTGCACATTAGCAGCATAGGTGATTTTATCAATCCCTCGCACCATCCAACCGCGCTCTAATGCTCGACGGGTCGCGTAAGAGCCCATAAATCCCAAACAACCCGTAATATAGACTATTTTCATACTTTAAGGTCCTCGAAAAAACCATTAACCATCTTCTCGATATAGCTCAATTTTTCCTCAGTTAATCCAATATATGTCCCTAAGAAAAACGAACGAGTGGTTACCAATTGTGCCACGGGAAATGTTTCATATAAATTGCCATAAGGGTAAGCCAAGTGGGTATATCCCGGATGGGCCAAAATGTTTCCGGAAAAATAAGATCGAGTTTGAATCTTAGCTGACTCGAGATGATCTACAATATCAAAACGCGTAAAAGGCGCATCTTTCTTAATCGTCAACAAAAACGCAAACCAACACGGATCGGCTTTGGGGGTTGCGACCGGTAAATGAAAATATTCTTCATACGGCTCGAAAATAGCTCGCAGACGCTCCCAGTTTTTTCTACGAGCGCTATCCAACTCCGGCAATTTTTTAAGCTGTTCTAAGCCCATTGCAGCCTGTAAGTCGAGCGGTTTTAGGTTGTATCCAATCTCATCAAAGACGTAACGGTGATCGTAGATCGCATCTGGCATTCCAGGAAGCCACTTATTAAACCTCATACCGCAGGCAGTACCGCCTGTTACGTTTCCAGGTTTGAGAGAATTACAGTAACAGGCTCTTCCCCAATCTCGGAAACTAGCTAAAATACTGCGCGTTAGTTGACTGTCCGTTGCAACGAAACCACCCTCTCCGATGGTCATATGATGCGCTGGAAAAAAGGAACAGGTCGACATGTCTCCAAAAGATCCTAATTTTTTGCCATCATAAAACGATCCCAAAGCATCACACGCGTCTTCAAAAAAGACTAAATCATACTTCTTAATCAATTTCATTAAGCGCTCCATGTCAGGAGGGTTGCCCAAAACATGCGCAAACATAATCCCACGAATAGAAGGATCTACCTTCAAAAGCTCCTCTACTTTATCCAAATCTAAGTTTAAACTTGGCAATTCTACATCTACGAAAATCGGTGTTAAATTATTCTGAATGATCGGGTTGATTGTGGTAGGGAAACACACTACCGGTGTAATGACTTTGTCGCCGTCGTTCAGTTGTTTGGCGAAGCGTTTAGACTTGGCCGCAGTAATCATAAGAAGATTAGCGGAACTTCCAGAGTTGGTTAAGATTCCACGTTTTTTTCCTAAAAATTGAGGAAATTCCATTTCAAAGTTTCTACCGGTCTTTCCATAAATAAGCCATTCGCTTAATAGCGACTCTATTGCTGCAACATATTCTGCAGAGTCAAACGTTGGTCCAGAATAGGACACCCAATCGCTCCCGGCATCCCAGGTTTCGTTTGCCCTCTTTTCTTCAATATATTCCTTTACTAAATTTAAAATTTCTTGTTTCTTATCCATTGTGTGTTGCCTCTAACACTTTAAACATTTTTTGAATCCCCTCATTTAAGCCCCCCAATTTGAGATTTAAATCGGCTAACTTAAACGAGCTTCCAATATAGGAAGAGCCTTGTGTTTTATCTTCAATTATAACATTCACCTCACGTGATGTCAAGGTTTTTATTTCTTCAGCTATATCCAATAACCTCAATTTAGTGGAATAGCACAAATCTATCTCTTTGGGTAACGCATCTGTGTAGTTTTCGATGTAATGTTGAACAACTTTTTTTAAATCATCGATATAAAAATAATCCATATACTTATCTTGATGAATAATAATTGGATTATTTAACAGAAGACTGTTGATTGAATTTTTAATGAACCTGTTACTTCTTTCTTGTGGACCGAAACAGCCGAATAATCTCAAATTGACAATGTTTCCATCATGTTTTGTTATTTCTTGCGCAATTAGATTTTTGGCTGCCCCATAGTAGGTTGTGTTGTTTGTTTCTGCCCCCGAACCAAACGAAATCATCAGCTTATAACGCTTATGGTGTTTTAATAAATTTTTAAACATGTTTAAGTTTTTCACCAAATCGCAATAGGTATCATTATTTGTGCGGCCGCCCCCTCTAATCGCAGCATGCAAGACTACATCAATATTGTTTTTCTTAAAAAAATCATCTACTTGGCGTTCATCTGACACATCTAGGGTTTTCCTACATGTGGCAAATACAGTATGGTCCGTTTTGGTAAAAAATTCTGTTAGTTCTTTGCCAATAAAGCCGTTTCTACCGGTAATCAAAATATTCATAAATGTGATTATTTTTTTCGCGTAATAGTGTTTGGAGTGGCACTATGGTTGGTTGGAAATCCTTGATCGTTTTCATAAATGATCTCGTGCTTCCAATTGCCTCCTCCCAAAAGCTTTTCTAATTCTTCTTCTTTAATAGCATAAAAATTTTCTTGTGCTGGAAATTGTCCCGCTCTTACTTCGTCGGCATATTGCTTTAGTGCCTCCTGCATAATTTGGCCGGCTTCACAATATCGCTTAACAAACTTAGACTTAAATTCCCAAAATAACCCCATCAAATCATGGAAAATAACCAACTGTCCGTCTACTTTATTGCCGGCGCCAATTCCATAAACAGGAATTAAAAGCTCGTCTGAAATAATCTGCGCAGACTCTCGGGGCATGCCTTCTAATAACAAAAACGAACAACCAGCCTCTTGAAGATCAATTGCCTGTTTGAGTATAATTTCTGCTTGCTTTGCGGTCTTTCCTTGTACGCGATATCCCCCCAACTTTGCTCTAGTGTGGGGAGTTAAGCCAAGATGGCTCATGACCATAATTCCACTATCGGCAATTGCTTTAATCCGCTCTGTCATCGCACCTTCGACTTTAACACAATCCATGCCGGCTCTTACAAATCGCCCAGCATTCGCGATAGCGTCTTCATTCGAAATCTGATATGACATATAAGGCATATCTCCAATAAGAAAAGCATGTTTTGCACCTTTGGCTACTGCCTCCGAATGTCTTATCATGTCGTCCATTGTTACAGGTATTGTTGTTTTATAACCTAAAGTTGTCATTCCTAAAGAATCGCCAACCAAAATACAATCAACACCGGCACCATCAGCTATTCTAGCTTGTGGATAATCATAAGCAGTAGTTAAAACTGTCTTAATCTTTTCTCTCTTGTGCCTCCTTAATCTCAAAACTGTGACCTTGTTTATATCATTTGCACTCATGTTATTCTTTTTCCTCCAATGGATTTATTATCATATTATCATAAAATTCCTTTCGTGTCAAGAAAGGATACATATCTTCTAATGGTTTGGAAATCATCCTACCATCATCTAATTTCTTCGCACTTAAAGTTGGGAGTACTTGATCCCACTTTTTACACATTACCTCACAAATAGCTGGCCCATCAAATTCAATTGCTTTGCGTAAATTGGCATCAAGTTCTTCATTATTTGAAAATAAAAAATATTTTATACCGTAAGCATTTGCTATTTTTTCTGTATCTGGAAATGAAACTCCGTCGTTTTTATCTGTCCCTATAAATCTTCCTTCAAAATACTTCTTTTGTGTAGTTCTTATTGACAAATAACCATCATTATTCCAAATAAATAATTTAATTGGAAGACCATAATGAACAATCGTTTGTAATTCTTGTATGTTGGTTTGAAAGGATCCGTCTCCGGTGATTCCTACTACTTTTGGATCTTTCATAGCAAATGCAATTCCAATGCATGCAGGAATTGTAAATCCCATTTCCGCTTGTGCTCCGGACGTAATATGCCTTTGTTGATCTTTAATTTGCAACGCTTGTGATGGAACATAATAAGCGGAACCAGCGTCTCCCACAACAACGGATTCCGAATCCAACGATTCTGATAGCCTTTTCATGAAATAATACAAACTGATTCCATTACTATCGTCTTCATGCTCTGGTAAAAATACTGGCCATTTATTCTTCCACTTTAAACAAGTATCAGACCACCAATCGCTACTTCTATGTTCAAATTCTGTTTTGTCCATAAAATCCTTAGCATCCATTTCTAAAAATAAATCAATTTTAACCGTATTTTTGTTATGTTCTTCTGGATCTATATCCACAACTACAATTTTAGCTTCTCTAGCAAAATATTCATATTTATAGCCAGTCGATGGGACGCTTAAGCGTGTTCCTATCGATAACAACATATCAGAATTTTGCATTGCAAAGTTTGCGGCTCGACCACCCTTGATGCCGACGCGTCCTATATTTAAATTATGTTCGGAGGGCATTAAGTCAACACCTAGAAAAGTAGTTACAACTGGTATATTATGTTTTTCTGCAAACTTTTGTAATGCTTCTGCGCCATTAGCCAATCTCACACCATTTCCGGCCAAAATGACAGGCCGTTGAGAGCTTTCAAGAAGCATTTCAAATTGTGTTAATTCGCAAATAACCTTTTTTTCTTCAACCACAAATCTCTTTAATTTAGAAGGCTCAATGAAGGCGCCCTGGACATCTAATGGAATGTCAATCCATACTGGACCTTTTCTGCCTTCACTAGCATGATATATCGCCTTATCAAAATGATAGCCTATTTCTTCAGGCTCATTAATCATCACGGCATATTTTGTAATTGGTTTAACAAGCTCTACAATGTTTGCTTCTTGAACGCCAAATTGTCTTATTTTAGCTTTTGAATTATAACATGTTTGCATTTTATTAACTTGCCCAGAGATGAAAATACATGGAACGTTATCTTGCCACGCATCTAAAAGTCCAGTTATACAATTCGTGCTACCACATCCGGTAGTTGGCATCGTAACTGAAAAATTATTGGTATACTTAGCATATGCTACGGCTGCCATGGCTGACGCCTGTTCGTGATGGCTGCAAACTGCTTTAAGTTTATCATGCTTAGCAACACAATCATTTAAAAACATCGCGCCGCCGCCGGTTAATGTAAAAATGTGTTCGACTCCTAACTCAGAAATCCTATTTGCTATATAATCAACTACTCTAATCTTTTCATTCATTGAGCCACCTTTTATACCATCGTTCTTTTATTAATTGATCATAGCTTGTGGCTTCTTTGTGCATTCCCCATGTAGCTTGTCCTTCATGCCATCTGTAGAAATATCCAATCCAATTTGGATAGGGATATATGAATAATCCGTGATCCGCTATATTAAAATATAAATCATAATCGGCGGCGCCTAAACACTCTTTTGAATTCCAGCGAATAATTCCTTTATCGTGTAATTCTTTTTTATAAACCATTGTGGGGGTTGTTACGGGACACTTTTCAAACAATAGTCTTTTAAATTCATCCAAATTTTTATAGGAATGCCTTATTTCTTCCAAAAATTGCTCTTTATCTCCTTTAACGCCTTTAATCGGAGATTGCAATAACTTGATTTTATCTGGGTTTGTAGAAACTATCTTCATTACATTTTCAATATAACATTCTTTTAGATAATCATCAGCGCCAACTATTGTAAAATAATCTCCCGTTGCCATCGTCAAGGCTTCTTCAACTGGTTCGGTCCAAGAATATCGATATATGTTTGGCGCGGATGATATTTTTAATTCGGGATATTCCTTCTGTACATTTTTTGCTATTTGATAGCTATCGTCCGTGCTCTCGTTATCAACAAAAATAACTTCCATATTTTCATATGTTTGGATTAGAGCGCTCCTTAAACATTCATCAATCCATTTTTCAGCATTATAACAAGGTATAATAGCAGACATTTTTAAATTATTCATTTTTTCTTCTTGAGTTTAATCGTTTTCCGCGCTTAATAACTGACTCATTCTATGAGTATAACAGTGATTGTCCAAAATGTTTTGTCGATTTTCTTCTTTTAAATCGTTTAACTCTTCAGAAGGCAGCGAAACATATTCTTTAGCCATTCTCACTAATTCTTCAGGATCGTTCGAAGTTTTTACATTGGGAAAAAGCCTTTCCAATTGAGAAACTTTGTCTGATATCATAACACCACCAAGTCCTAAAGATTTATAAGTCCTTTCATTGGTATCGCCCCCCAAAACGCGCTGGTATTTATCGTGAATATTCAGGCATACTTTACTATTATAAAGAAGTCTATTTTCTTGATCATGGCTAATATTTTTATTAATGAAAAAGCCACACTTTAAACCACTATGTTTAAATGCCTTAAAAATTTCTAGCATAATAGCTCGCTTTTCGTTAAATCCGTTATCTACCCAGCCGCCTACGAAGGAGACATCATATTGAGCATAAGTTGGATCAGCAATCGGCAAATATCCCACCGAATCAAAACCCAAGGGAACAGTGTGAACCTTTTTCCATTTCGCATAACAATCTGGTACATATTTTTGATATATTACGCCACGGCGATCCCGAGGAGGGTCAACGATGAGAGAACCTGGCGTCAAGATATCAGCAAATGTCCACAAATACACGTTATCGCTCTCGTTGAGAAATTGTACTGTCTTATCAGACGCTAGCGAATGATAATTGGTGTGGGCGCCCCATGGGGCCGGATACATATGTGGTTGTACAAAAACAAAAGACTTATAGCTGTTGGCTACCCTTTCTCTAAATATTGAATTCGAATTTTCAGCATTATGATCAGTAAACATCATTATATAATCTTCCTCTAGTGGGTGCTCAGGCATCGGGGCGTGGTGGGTCGAATTGCCGTCTGTGTCCACTTTAGCTGGATCTATAATGGGTTGATGTCCGAGTTGTTTCCAGGCGTTTGCAATGCCGGCATATATCCACTTGCCGGCATGTGATGAATAATCGGGGACAAATATTTTCATAATTATAGTTCTCCTATCTGTTCTATAAGACCTTTTAATCTAATTTTTGAATCATGTTCTGCAATAAATCTTTTATAACCGGCTGCAGCAATGTGCTTAGTTATCTTTGGATTCTTTAACAAGAATTTAGCCTTCACGGAAAGCTCTTCTAAAGTTGTGAATGTGATAATTTCTTTGTCAATTTCAAAAAGTTGTTCTATGCCGCTATGGTGCTGGGTGAGTAATAATCCTGCGCCGGCTGTGATTTCAAAAATTCTTTGTTTTATCTCTGTCTTTTGAAAAGGATCATTATCGTTAGTGCTAAAATTTACCCCTATTTTACTCTGCGAGTGCTTTAAAAACAACTCTTCCATAGAAACTCCAAAGATATTCTGAATTGGCACATCTACCTGTTCAAATATTAATTTCCGAGTTGGAGTGGGGGCACCGATGAATGACATGTCAATTGTTTTTTCTTCAAATTCTATTTTAGGATAAAATTCTGAGTTGACATGCCACATGCCTACTAATATATTATCATAACCAACAGCTTTATACTTTTCTATATAAGTGGGATCGGGAGTTGAGCAAACACTAAAGCAATGACACGCCCCATGAGAAAATGTATCAAACCTCCATGTATCGTCACAAAACCAGTTAAATGTCTTAGTCCTTCCGGACTCTGTTTCTTGTATAATCTCTTGCCATGGCTCAAAAGGAGTAATGGTGCGATTATTAGTTAAACAACAAAAAATTAAATCTGGCTTAAATCTCTCTATTATTTTACTATAATCTTTTTCTACAGGAGCGACCGTATCATACCAATACACTTCGTGCCCCAATTGTTTTAAAGGCAGATAAACATACCAATACGCCGTATCGGCATTTCCTCTGTATGTCTTGTTCGCTGTTAGAAGTATTTTCATGATACTTTATATCTTTCTATGTATTTCAATACGTCCGGATCTTGATATTGGGTTATTTTCTCCCATTGTGCTTTTAAATAATTTTGAGAATAATTGCTACTGTGGAATTTAATGCTGTCGGGCTTTCCGTTGGTTTGTGTCTTCTGGACGTTGGCACTATATAATTGTCTTGATGTTTCTCTATGAGGTTCAAAATTGTCCATAAAACTTTCTACCTTTTGATCATAATTTTCTACGCCCATAAATGCTCCTAGTTTTCTTATAAACACCTTCGGATTTTGAATTAAATCTTCATAATATACAGCTATTTTCAAACCATTATAAGAATCAAATAATTTAATATTTTTAAAATAATAATAATTCGGGTCCCGTACGCGTGATCTTATGGGGCAACCTGGATTGTGTCCCTCATGCCGAGTTATGGCTTCTACCGGATCTCTTATCAAAAGTATTAAAGCATATTCTTTGTTAAGGTATTTTTCAATTAAGGAAGTCCGACCCCCAAGCAGCGCTGCACGATCCCTGTACAATTCCGTTGGGTCTCCATGAAGCTTAAGAATAACGTCGTCATCAAATTCGTCATTACCAAAATAATGTGAGTTAACGTTTCCTGTCCATGGGTGCAAGAGAGGGAAGCCGGTGGTGGGGCGCCCTGTTATAGATTCCAATATATAACGACACCAAGAGTTTCCACTACGTGGATAAGATAGCAATAGTGTTTTCATTTAAATGCCTCTACCACTTTGGCGGGAATAGTTTCTCTCATTTTATAAACAACTTCTATAAGCTCTTTTCCTTTCAGTTTAAACCATGGCTCCATGGAGGCGCCTACCATATTGTTGGTAATCAATGACATGTTCATCATTCGCGCTTCTACAGCCACTCTCGAAAGCGTCTCCGGAGTTTTTGGAAGAAATACAAACTTTTCATTAGTTCCCAAAGCAGACAAAAATTCGGCATAAATCGGATTACGAATTAAATCAAATTTCATATCATTTATCAAACACCACTTAATTGCTTCTTGAGTGTTTTTATGAGGCTCTCGGGAATCCAAAATAGAGCATTTCTTATGCTTTTGTTTTTTAGAAATTTCTTCAACTAACTTAAGAGAAGAAATGGGCCACAAATTACCACCCAAATTGATTATATTTGTTAAACCGGTGTTTTTTTCAACAATGCCCATATGAAATTGTGACTGACATAACACCGCTCTCGCATTTTTATAAAATTCTAAATTTACAATATCTTCTTTGGGGGCTTTAAAATTTTCATAAAGCGCTGGATTGCGCGCTTGAAGATATTTGTGATCATGTTCGTATATGACATAGTTTGTTTGAGAGAGAGCCTCCATACAAGCTGGGTGTAGCTTTACAAAATTAGCGATAATAAAGTTACTATCTTTATTGTCGTTAATAAAGGAAGGAGTAATTTGGTGGCACAACATTTTGCTTACTGAATGTTTTTGAGAAATTAATAACCGTATACACTCTTCATTATTAAGCTCTCCTCCCCCTATGACCCCTTTGGTGAGCATATGCTCGACAAAGAAATCAGCCACAAAAATAAACTTCACTCGATTTCCTGAATATCTAATCCATCCAACCACGACTCTACGTCGAATTCTTCTTCCTTGATAATAGCATCTACAAACTGCGCATACATGATTTCTGGAGAGAACTTCTCGTTCAGCCACGTACGATACTCGTCAGTTGTTGTAGCAGGAGTATCGGGAGCATTCTCAACAATGTCGTTATAACATTGGCGCATTTGCTCTTTTGCGGACTGCTCGCGAGGATAAGCCCACATCGACTCCTTTGTTATAACGCCGTCCCACACCACCTCTTGAGGAATCGGAGCAATATCAAACGACACATTATAAAAATGCTCCTTGCGGTTTTCATCTACTAAGAAATCCAATTGCCCAGACCATCCAGTGGCCACCACAGGCATGCCGCTATAAGCTGCTTCAAAAATTGGAAGACCAAAGCCTTCTCCGTGTGTAAAAGTAACGAGACTCTTTAACTGGGGGTGTACATATAAAGCATGTATTTCTTCATCGGACATATCTCCGTGCAAAAGATATACCTTACATGTGGTATCCCCCATGCTTGTAGTAAATTTGCGTATTTCGTTAAAAACATATTCTCTATCGAGAACACAATTTTTAGCGCGGTTAGTCTTGACTACTAATCCCACTTCTTCATCTTTAAATTCTTCCATAAACCATCTAATCGTATTCATTAGATTTTTTCGTGGGCCCATTTGAGCTAGTGTCAGAAAATTAAAATCATAATGTAAGTTCAATTCTTCCAATTGGGGTGACTCATAGGTCTTAACTGGATAATTAACTGCTGTAATGTCTGTCTGCAATTGCAACACAACCTCTTCTTTGGTTTGTTGATTGTGGGCATCATAGGCGGTCTTCTGATATACATCTTTTGCGTGGTTGGATACCACCACAATTTTATCTATTTGGTTACCGATCTCTATCCACTGTGGTGATACTTGTGTTGTTTCGATTCCTGCTGTATATCCAATGTTGGTAGTCCCTATTTTTTGCCATTCGTTCGGAATGGTAACTTGTATTGCAATATCAAATGCGCCATTTTGTTGGATGTATCCTATAGTCTTTTCGATAGTTTGATCAATCCAGACGCGTTCTTCATCCAAATCGGCTAACCAAGACGTCTGTCCCCATTGCAGCGGTTGAATATATATTTCAAACAAATCGGGTCGACTCATTAGAGACCTTAGAGCAAAACGGGTTTGCTCACCATACCCCGAACGCGTTAGAAGGGGTCCCTTTAGTAAGACTTTTTTTCTCATGCCACCTCCAGCAAGTGCCAACGTTCATAGCCTTCTCTATTATTCCAAGATCCGTGCTTTTCTATAATGTTATCCATAGTTTCCACCCATTGTTTTTCATAGTTATCAAAATTATAATTGTCTTTAACATGTTGGCGCCCCATAATAGACATTTTCTTATAACTCTTGGGACCCAGCTTTATTGCCGCTTTGAGCGTCTTGTTAAAATCTTTTTGTGAAATTCGATCTTCATAAATATAAGGCACTTGTACAGAGCCTATAATGGCTTTTGACGTCGGCTCGATACCGAATCCAAACCAATTTTCTCCATCTGTTACTTGCTCTTGTAGTCCTCCTGTCATATTAACAATAATAGGAGTTCCACAAGATAGCGATTCAAGCGTTGAGAGTCCAAAGCCTTCTGCATCGGAAATGTTAATGGTGTAATCAGCAACATTATACATATTAGCTAATTCTTCTGGTGTTACTTTTTGACTCGATATCAAAATTTGTCCATCAACGGCGCCTAAGTGCTCAATAATGTGCGGAAGATCCTGTCCATGTTGATCTACAGGATCGGTGTGCATTAATAGGCATGCCTTATCGTGCCCTACTTCATCCAAGAATTCCTTAAACCACCATACCAGGGTCCCGCTTTGTTTGCGGCGTGCATTACGATTATTCCAAAAGAAAATCTTTTTCTTTGGATTTTTATATTTTGTGCCGCTTTGAGTCGTTATTCGCGTTCTAAGTTGTTCTAGAAGTTCTGTTTTTTCAGGAGTCTTGAATTTGTGAAAAATGTTAGAATTAACCGCATGGGGAAGATAACAAGAACTAACATCTGGCGCTACTTCTTGTAAAATCGCATGCGTCACTTTTGAGATACAGACCACTTCATCCGTTGAACGATAAAAAGCGCTATTAAAATAGGGCGCCGGGAAGTTATCCCAAACATGATAATAAATCATTGGGACATTAGCTCGAATTTCATTTTCGATTTCCCATAGCCATCCATAAAATCTAGGATCAGTCATAAACCATAATGCGTCTGGACGCTCTTTTTGCAAAAGCGAGCGCACAATATCATGATTTCCATAACCATCAATAGGAAAGATAACCCAGTCGTCCTTCCATGGCTCTACCTTTTGGGGAGTGTAGTCGTTATGCTTAACTGCTCCACCTAAGCAGATAAACTGATAGCGCCCTGTCTTTAGGAGCGCCTCAATCATATACTTTGTTTGTGTCCCTACGCCTGACGGCGAAAGGGGGTGGTCTGATAAGACCAAAATCTTTTTCTTTGTCATTAATACCTCATGGACAATGTTTAGTGTGTCTAAAGTTACAATTATTGCAAGACAGCCTGTTTTTAATATACCGTCTATTTTTAATATTGTATAGGGCCTTGTGCAACATATTTAATGCGTTTGCTGTTTTACGAGGACCGCTAGTGACTCTAAATAGTTCAACTCTGTTTTTCTTCGCAGTTCTCTTTAAAAGGGCGAAATGGGTTTCTACATCTTTAGGATCAATGTTCATCTTCTGCGCGAAAAAATGCTTATATAGGGTAAGCTGATATGTCACCATTTTGTCACTTCGACGGCGGGCGTCCCACCCCCAAGAACAAGTCTTCCAATCAAAAATGTGTACTTTGTTGTCTGGAGTCTTTACAATCGCATCGATGTAACCTTTAAACATGTAATCTTCGTCTCCGTCGATTACTTCATAAAGAGGCAATTCGACAGACAAGACCTCATACTCTTCAAAATAATCTTCCAATGCATCTTCAATTTCAGGAATTATTTGTTTACCTTGTAAGCGCATTTCCCCTACAAGCTTTTTATCAATTTCTACATCATCATCTAATTTACTTATACATTCCTCAAACTGCTCAATAAAGTAATCTTCATTTATTTGTTCTTGAAGTAGCTTTTTCTCGCAAACATTGTGAATTGCTGTTCCAAAAGCAGTATAAGCGTTTCCCTTGAATCCCGAGAGCTTGTCAATTCGTGTTAATTTGTGGTAAAAAGCACAAAACGCCCAATCTTTGAGTTCCGAATATGATATATGTGGCAATTTAGTCTCCAAACTATCCTTTTATTATAACCACATTTTTAGTTGTTGTCAAGTTTTTTTTGTTTTTGTAGATCAAAAAGTTTGCCATATAACACCGGGCTAACTTGCTGTAAGAAATTGTGGTTGGGGTCCAAATAAAATTCTGCGAACCCGGTTGCAAAATATTCTTTAAGCGACGTAGCAGCATAAGGACTCACAAAAAGCCCTTGCATTAATAATGCCAATTTATCGTATCCAATTTTTTCATGTAGAAATTCGTCAAATTCCTTATCATATTCAGAATTCATAAAAAATAAGGAGGGCGCCTTGTACCCATGGGCCCATAAAATATCTTTTAAGGCTAATCGTTTAGACAAAAACTCTTTTTCTAAATTTTTATCTCCATAAATCTCATATCCGTGAGGCTCTTCGAGCGAATGGGCAATTTCGTGGACAATGTCATCAAACATGTCTGCGTCGTCATCTTGCAAATTAGAAATATATAAAGCACCATCACTATAAAAAGCGTTTAAATTTCTTTCATCAAATTCTTTAAACCATCCTACAACAATCATTTCCACTTCTTCTAAGAGATGTTTAGGAACATGTTCTTCTACTTTCGCTATAACCTCTTCTACATTTATATTAGCAGCCAGCGGATCTTTAATATACACCTGAATTCCGGTGGATGTGTAAAAATCCTGCACACTATTTGTCTTCTGTTTGTGGTTTTCTCGTAAGTAATTCAGCATCATCTAGTCCCTGTTGGTAGCCTCGTAGGAAATTTTCTTCAGCAAAAGCAAATGTAAATTCCGGAAAGTCTGCGGCTAGCACTTCGGCAATCATGTTAACTGTGACTTCTTCGTTGTCTAACTTTGAGCCAACATATTCTACTAGATATTCCTTAAGCTCTGAATCGCCCTCTACCGTCATTGCCAGCATTGGGTTTTCATGCGCTTGTTGTTCTGTAATTGTTGGTACGTCAGTTGTGTTGCTCATATCGTTTCTCCATGTTATATTTATATCACATTCGCCAAATAATGTCAAATTATTTATAACACTTTGGAAGCTAATGTGGCCAAATCGGACCTTTCGCCTTTCTTAAAGGAAACGTGCCCTGAAATATGGTAATCTTTAAAGTTTTCTACGGCATGCGCTAAACCATTCGATGTTTCATTGACATATGCATTATCAATTTGTTCGATATCACCAGTTAAAACAATTTTGCTTCCCTCGCCAATGCGAGTGATGATTGTTTTAATTTCATGCTTTGTGAGATTTTGCGCTTCATCGATCACTATAAACGCATTCGAAATAGAACGTCCTCGAATGTACGTAAGTGCCTCAATTTCAATTTTACCTTGTTGTAGGTACATTTCCAAATTGGTTTTATCCCCCATCAAAAATTTTAAATTATCTTGAATGGGCATTAGCCATGGAAGCATTTTTTCTTCCATCGTGCCAGGCAAAAAACCAATATCTTTTCCCATAGGCTGGACGGGGCGAGATACTATCAACCGACTATAATGGTTATTTTCAGTTCTCAGTCCAATGGTCTGTTGTAGTCCTGCGGCAATCGCACATAGCGTTTTGCCAGAACCGGCGCGACCAACCATTGTTACGATCTTAATTTTAGGATCCAACAACATATCAATTGCAAACGCCTGCTCCTTGTTCCTTGAATTAATTTTCCAATCCGGTAAGCGGTTATGGATTACTTTTTTAAGGGGCATCTCGTAGCTCTCAAAGCATGCTAATGCGCTCTTTTTGGGATTACTATTGGATATCAACAACAGATACTGGTTGGGATACCAAGGTCCTGGAGCTTCGTCTTCCGGAATTATTACTTCTTCCTCACTATAAAACCTATCAATTAATTGTTCATCAACTAAAAATTCGCTAAACCCTTGATAAAGTTCTTCAGATGATGTAACTGCTTTCTCTGAGATATAATCTTCTGAGAGGATTCCAATAGAGTCACAAATAACTCGCATATTAATATCGCGACTCACAACAACAGTTTTGCGGTTTGGGAATTCAGATTGTACTGCTTTACCTGTTGCAATAATGGTATGATCGGGAATGCGAATATCTAAATCGGCAGGAAAAATAACATCTTTAAGAGATTCGTAAGACATGACTCTTAAAATTCCTTTGCCTTTTCCTAAACGTACGCCTTTTTGTAAATTATTTTTCTCACGAAGTTCATCTAAAAGGCGAATAACTTTACGAGCATTCACACCAACCGAATCTTGGCGCTTTTTATGCTTATCGATTTCTTCCAAAGTTTTAAGAGGCAGAAAGATATCATGATTATCAAACTTGTATATTGAATCTGCGTCTGTTAAACAAACGCTTGTATCTAATAAATAGTTCTTTTTAGTTGCCATGCGTTATCATCGAGGGTTCATCAGTAAATAGTGAGTTTTTTATTCCATACCCATATGAGTTTTCACCCATGCCCAAATACCAATAGCAATAATTAATGAAATCATTAATAGCATTGGACTTTCAATATGTAAAATTTTAGCGATCCTCGACCTTAAATTCATTTTTTCTTTCTCCTTTTGCGTTTTTTATTTACCTTTTTTATTATATCGGCTTCATCCACAAATGTTTCAATATCGTTTGGGAATTTAAAAGGAATTGAATGTTTTTTTCTTAACATATCTGCTTCTTCTGGTTTGGTCAGTATTGCTTCCCATCCCACATAACCTGGCCAATCAAAATTTCTACCTTTTTGTGGCTTTCTCTCTAAGCGCTTAACGAGTTTCACATGCACGGAAGGTATGCCAGCACCTGCTGGAGAGCGCACTAATACAATGTCGCCTTCTTTATACATAACCGCCCAACTGTGAGGATATAATTCTGGGGCGGGTGGAGTCGAACCACCAACCTTCTGGGTAACAACCAGATGCACTGCCATTTATGCTACACCCCAAAAAGTGACCGGTTTTCTGTGCGCAACCTAGGATGACCGGAAACCCCTGCCGGCATGACGTTCGGCAGCCACGTATCGTTAATTTAAACTCCGACGATATAGCGGATCGACTCTTGTTGTCTCTTTTATTATATTATATTTTGTATGATTGTCAAGGGCTTTATAACATCTCTTCAACTACGGTTCGAATATATTCCTCATTGAAGCCGTAAATGCCCCAGTAAATATTTAAATCTCGATCTATAAATACAAAAGTTGGCCACGACACAATAGGGTAACCTTCATGTGTGTCCGCACTAATAAGATCACGATCACCCTGCACAACAGTAGCAGTCGTAATGCCATACGAGTCTGTCCAAGATTGTACATCATCAAGATCGACTACATCAGCAGTAGGATCATCAATTAAAACAGTGACATAGTTAAACCCTTCGAGTTCATAATCATCTTGAGTTTGTTGCACGGTAGCTGCAGCATTTTGGCAAGGTCCGCACCACATTGCAGAAAAATCTAACACTATCACATTTCCTTTCAAATCATGGAGACGCCACACATCGTCATTTTGATCCTTTAATATAAGATCGCAAATATCATCCCCCATGCCATGAGCACAAACTCCATCCGATTGTACGCCGAATACAAGTTCTTCAACCTCATCGAGAGAAGTGTCAGCCGGTATCTCTTCTTGTTGTAGTTCTGGTGTGCATGCCGCCAAAAGTCCTATTAACAAAATTAACGTTTTTCCCACCATCTATACATAACTATGGACTTATTTAAATTATTTCTCAGAATGTTTAGATTTTGCACGCTTAGGGGGTATCGTAAATTCGCGAGCATCTTTCACCAAATCAGACGAACTGGCTAATTTTTCATCTCCACCAATCGACCACAAAAGCTCTACACCTAATTCTTCGCAAATATCTTGTTCTGGGGTATTAGTTCTCCCCCTGTCGCCCCCATTAGCAAAATATGTTGGCTTTAGGCGACGAATAGCTTCACAAACAGTGTCATCTGAATCGTCTACGGAATCTACCAAAATAACTCCTTTAATGGCATTAAGAATTTCTACGCGCCGAGCTAGTTCCATAAACACAAAGCCCTTTTTTCTATAAAGCCACTCATCAGAATTGGCAACTACAATCACATCACCATATTCTGCGGCGGCACGGATCATACGAATATGTCCCGCATGCACCGGATCAAATCCCCCAGATACCATTACCGTAGGATTCTCATTGTCTTTTTCCTTATCAAACATTCCATCAGCTATTGTCATATTATATTACCTCGTTTAAAATATAAAAATCAATTATCTCAACTGTTTCTCCTGGTCCGCTTGTTTCAAAGGCGCGACCCTTTCTATGAAGAAAGTTAAAAATCTCATAATCATTTCCCGTAGGGCTGCAGCGATCTCCTACAAACCAAAAATCCCATTCGTGTTTATTAAAATGTTTTAAGGCATATGTTTTGTCCCAGCCCGGAGGATATATATCGAAAGACGTATCTCCTCCCAATTTAATATTAACACCTATTCCTTCTTTTTTACAATTCTCTTTTAAAGTTTCAATATACTTTTTGCGAATACCATAAAGCTTATCGAGCGCTTTAAATTGTTCGCGCTCCGGAGGCTTCGCGTTCCTGCCAATTGGGCACCAGTTTATCATTGAAGCGCGATTGTGGAACATGTTGCCTGTAATAGGCAACCCATATCCTTCTTCTACTACCTCTCCTTGAAGACGACACAGAATTCTCATTAATTTATAAAAGTCTTTTTCTCCTATCTCTTCAATCATCGATGCTTTGTGAATGGTCTGAAACGAAAGCCCTTCTTCTCCGACAGGAATACAATATTCAGTTCCGTTGCACGGAAGCAAGTGGCAATTGTTGCGAATAATAGGGTCATTTAATGCCGGCCACAATTGTTCTTTTATATATTCCATCCCACTTCCTGTCACAAAGCCAATTTCAGTATAGCGACATAACTCTCTCAATGCGATAATAACGGAAATGGATATCGGTAGGCGCGCCTCGGTTAGAGTGCCGTCAACGTCAAACAAGACTATCGTGTTAGGTGGGGTCATTATTCATTCCTAGGGATTAACCAAATTTCATCGTTTTGTTTGCTTTCAGTAACTGTGGCACCGGTGCATATGCATTCGCGATTCGTAACAGAAAGTATCCGATTGCCCATTCCAGAGCATGACTGTTCACACTCTTGTATAATTTGAGTACGCAACTCACACGAATGAGTTGTAAATATTATAACCACTGTTGCGCAAATGTAAAGTATTATTTTACTTATTGCTGACCAATCAGCCATATTGTCCTCGATTAATCATCTCTACGCTGGTAATCTGAAAAATTAATTACATTTGGGTGATTGTATCTTTCGTTTACTGCTTTATATTCTAACATATTTTCAATTACTTTATTTATTTCTTCCAATTTTTCTCTTTCAGCGGCTTCTCGCAAGAGGCGGCGCTGAGCATTGTCTTCTTTTACAAATTTAATAAATTTTCCAATATAATACAATACGATGGTCAAGCTCATGCCTAATCCCATCAATAAAACGTTAATTATTATAGACGATGTATCCCACTTCAATCAATGATCCCTCCGGAGGTTCAAAATCAAAATAAACCGTATTTGTCTCCGATAAATAGTACCATTCTTCGGTTATAATTTTATCGAGGTAAACCACAATAGTATCTTCGACAGGCTCTTGGCTTAAATTAACATAATTAACAGGTCCCACTAAAAATGTACTATCAGCCAAGGCTAGCTCCCAATCGCTGCAAAGATCGGTTGCTGTTTTTCCATAATAAGCACTTAAATCAATATACTTCTCACCTATATAAGCTGACCAACTACTCTCACAATCGCCAGTGCCCGTATTCACAATTGCTACAATATCATGTTGCACATATTGAAACTGATCTTTGAGCCAATAATGAAAAATATCTGCTGTAAATGCTGACTGTTCATCTTCATCGGAAATAAAAATCAATAATTTATCAGCATTTGGTCTGAAGAAGCTGGCTCCTTCCTCTGTCATTGTTGTAAATTCATATGCTGCATAAAACCCTGTTTCATAACGATCCATTTCTAGCGTCCAGGGCGCTAATAAAAAATCAATAGCAGAGGAATATATATCATACGGCCCAGCAAAATAAGTTTCTATAAGTGACGAATTGATGAAGGCGATTTGATAATCAAAAGTAATGAGTTCAATATCGCCTCTTAGTATCTCTACTCCTCTGCTCACTTGTTCATAGTTGTCACTCATAGAACCAGAAGTGTCTAAAACAATCAACACATCTATACTAGCAGGAGTGGACGCTTGAACTAAAGAGTCCACCACTACTGTCATATCAGATGCATCAACCGCTTCTACTATTTCAGTATGGACGCCGTAGTCAGTGGTACAGGCTAAAAATAAAGTAAAAAGTATAAAAGCAGCACTTTTGGCTCCCTTAATGATCGTCGCAATCGCAGGGAGTATACCCACAGCACGGACATCTTTCAGGAACTTCATCCACTACCACCTCATGAGTACGTAGTTTATCCGACAACAATGATAGCAAATTGTCTATTTTTTTTACTATCCATATGTTTAATTCAACTAATTTTAATATGTAATTTTTTATGAACATGGTTTGTTTTCCCCTCGAGTATGTACTCTTTGCAAACAACACATTACATAGAGTTCTATAGCGCCAAGCGCCCTATTCAATATTAGCTATTTTTTCGTTGTCACTACTGTCTATTTCTTCTTCATTTATACACATGTGACAAACGACATCATCACCACGCTTTTCACATTCGTCACTGTATACGCATGCGTGACAAAAGTCACAAACTCTAATGTTCATCTTCTAAATCTTCTTCCTTGTTTATCTTAAATAAATAATCATTTCCTAATCTCATTTTCTTCTCGAGCAGATACCACAAATCTTCTAGTTGGGCTTTAAAGTTTAAATCTGCTATCTTTTTTCTTCTTTCTGTCTTGTCGAATCTCTTTCCCTTTTTCTGGATATAATCCACAGTTTCTCCGTTATAATTTTATTTCCTTTAAAATGGTGGAGGCGGCGGGAGTCGAACCCGCGTCCAAAATAAAATCCCATAAAAGTCATTCACAAGCTTGTTAGTTTTACTATCACAAAACTACAAAGATAGACAGACTTCCTACCATGCTTACTGTCATGTTGCATCCCACCTGCTAAAAGCAGGAAACCCATTCCGATTTTTTAGTTTCGCAGGCATCTACCTGCTATCTCAAATTGGGTAGGAAGGCTTTGAGAAGCCCCCATCGATTAAGCCGCTAGAGCGACTGCTTCGAAGTGTGTGTTGTTATTAGCAACTATTGTTTTGAACTGTTAAGGTCGTATCTAACCTGCTTGCACTTTTTATTTTC